CTTTAACAAACAACAACTAACGTTAGTGCTTGGTGAAAACTTAGATCAAGGAGGTGACGATTCAGGTTCCCGTAACGGTACAGGTAAAACTACGATAATTAACGCATTATCCTACGCCCTGTACGGCCAAGCACTAACTAACATTCGCAAAGACAATTTAGTTAACAAAACTAATAACAAAGCAATGTTAGTAACCCTCACGTTTGAAAAAGATGGTAGAAATTATCATATTGAGCGTGGACGTAAACCTAATTTGTTAAAATTTAGCATTGATGGTACTGATCAAGAGATTACAGACGAAAGTCAAGGCGATAGTCGTAAGACACAAGAGGATATCAACACGCTTCTTGGTATGAGTCATGATATGTTTAAGCATATTCTTGCACTTAACACATATACAGAGCCGTTTTTGTCATTAAAGAGCAACGATCAACGTGCAATCATTGAGCAACTGTTAGGTATTACTATATTAAGTGAGAAAGCTGACAAACTTAGAGAACAAACTAAGATTGTTAAAGACCAACTCACAGATGAAACTGCTAGACTTACGGCAGTAACAGCAAGTAATGAAAAAATTACAGAAAATATTGATAGGTTACATACAAGACGTAAAGCATGGATCTCTCAAAACAAACAAGACTGTGATAAACTTGACAAAGCAATTAAAGACTTAGAAAAACTAGACATTGACGCTGAACTAGAAGCACACGAGTTACTAAGTTCGTGGGCAGACAAAACAAATAAGCATAATAACTTGATCAAAGAAAGATCAACAGTTGAACGTGCATTAGAACAAGCTGACAAGAACATGAAAAAGTCTGGTAAAGAATTAGATGACTTAGAACATGCAAAGTGTTATGCTTGTGGACAAGACTTACACGATGAGAAGTTAGAAGAACTTAAAGAAAAACTACAAACTGATTACGGTGATGCACACACATACCTAATTGAAATTGCTAGTAAGTTTGATAAGGTAATTAAAAAGATTGAAGACTTAGGCGACATTGAAAGTAAGCCTAACACATTTTATGAAAATGCTAAAGAAGCATATGAGCATCAACACAATGTTGAGAACTTAAAGATTGCTTTACAGGCAAAGAAGGATGAAGTTGATCCTTACCAAGAACAAATTGACGATTTAAAAGAAACTGCTATTCAAGAACTTAACTGGGAAACAGTAAATGAACTGACTAGTACTAAAGAACATCAAGACTTTTTGTATAAGTTGCTAACAAACAAAGATAGTTTTATTCGTAAGAAGATTATTGAACAAAACTTAGCATACTTAAACAACAGACTTACATATTACTTAGACAAAATAGGTTTACCACATACTGTAGTGTTTAAAAATGACCTAACAGTTGAAATACAACAACTAGGACAGGACTTAGACTTTGATAACTTGAGTAGAGGTGAACGTAATAGACTTATACTTGGTATGAGTTGGAGTTTCCGTGATGTATGGGAAAGTTTATATCAAAATATTAACTTACTATTCATTGATGAGCTTATTGATAGTGGTATGGACACAGCAGGTGTTGAAAGTTCTATTAGTATTCTTAAGAAAATGGCTAGAGAACGTGGTAAGAACGTATATCTAATTTCACACAAAGACGAACTAATGGGTAGAGTTACAAATGTACTTAAAGTAATAAAAGAAAACGGCTTTACTAGTTATGATAACGATATAGAAATACAATAATGACAGACGATACGCATGATCTACTTACAAAGGCTTATATGCAATACTATAAAGCCAATGAAGCGTTTGAAATTCGCAAAAGCGAACGTACTAAACGTGAAGCACGTAGGTGGTTAAGCGAAATTCGTCGTTTGTGTTCTACACGCAGAGTAGAAATCATGGACGACTTCACATCTAACAAGAAGAACCAGAATCAAGAGCAAGACACATAGGCTTAATGTAAGTAAGTTCATGCAGTGGACTTATAAAGGTAAGAAAATAGACGAACTTCCGGAAGATTGCGAAGCATTTGTTTATCTAATCACTAACATCACTGATAATCGCAAGTACGTAGGCAAAAAACTAGCTAAATTTAAGACAACTAAGCCACCACTCAAAGGCAGAAAAAACAAAAGACGCGGAACTAAAGAATCAGATTGGAGAGACTATTGGGGCTCCAGTGATAACTTATTAAGAGACGTTGAAGAATTAGGCACTGATAAATTCACCAGAGAAATATTACATTACTGTAAAAGCAGAGGCTTAGCAAGTTACTTAGAGGCTAAAGAACAGTTTGACCGTAGAGTACTAGAAACAGACGAGTATTATAACGGAATTATTAATGTACGGGTTGGCGGTTCTAAAATTCTAAAAGAAGAATTACGTAAATTATAGGCAAACATAGCAACATTGTTTGGTCGAGGTAGCTCGACTCGCTATGAACTTGTGGGAAATCCACCGGTGGATCTAGTGTGTTGCAAGGACAATACTAACTTAGGTATAAAAGATTGTGGCTCTGAGAAAAAGCAACCACAGAGTAAGTGATTTCGACTGTTTGGGATTAACTGCTTTCCGCGTATTATGCGAATGCTGAAGTAGGGGGTATGCGGTACGCCGCCTCCGTACATACTATATGTAATCTTCTTAAACAGGGTGGTGATGCTAACTCACATGAAGCTCAACAACACATTCGCCCGGCAACGGGCGAATTGTGGCTCTACTATCTACATGATGCTAACAAAATTACTTCGTAATTGTTGTAATCATATATATAATATGTAAGAAGAAAAAAATGCATTGAGCTTTAGCGAAAATGCATAAGATCTTTAGATCTTACTTACAATGTAATTGAATAAATAACATTACATAACAGTTATGGACAGGAATCAATGCGTTTAAACGAAATTCTGATTGAACAACAAGTGGACGAAGCACCTAAGGGCTTTCTAAGTCGACAACTTAGTAAAGCAAAGTCCTTAGTTCCGGGTCAAACTGGCAGAAAGGCTAAAGGTGATCTTGAAGTTGGAAAGGAAGCAAACTGGTTAATAAAACAGTTTGATACGTTTATAGGAAAAATAAACAAAAAACCATCTCCACAAGTAGTAATCGATTTCTTAAGAAAAAACAATTATCCTACAGGTGACGCTGAACAGGAAATGACCAAAGTAACTACAGGTCAAAAAGTCGGCGGAGTTGCTGGCGCAGTTGCTAAAGGCACTGCAAAAGCAGTTGGAGCAGTAGGCAAAGGCATATCAGATGTTGCTAAAGGTGCTGCAGGTGGTGTTCAAAAAGGTTTAGAAAAAATTAATCAAGTTAATCCTAATGATGCACAGAAACAAACTGATGCAGATCCTAAGGCAGCAACAACTGATCCTAAAGTTGCAGATCCAAATACAGAAAAACAACCTGAAGAAAATCCAGATAACAATATAACAATTAAAGGTGGTAAGAAAATTGTGCCACCTAGCCAGAACAACAAGCAAGTAGTTAATCAATCTATTGATTGGAGTGATGCAGAGTTTATATTTGAAGATGGTGCAGTTACATTGTCAAGGGGACAACTAGATAATATTTTTATGGCAGCAGTTAGACAGGCTGTTGCACGTGACGAAGGTGGGCAAGCAGATACAGGAACAGGCGTTGCTCCTGCTAATGCACAACAAGGTGGAATCCGAGGCGCTGCACAAGGCGTAGCAGATAAATTTCAAAAGCCTGGTTCAAGTTTACCACCTGAACTGCAAGCAAAATTAGAAATGCTTCCTGCTAGAGACAGACAACAACTATTGAAGATGCTATAACATGAGATTAGAACAGTTACAAAAAAAATATATTACTGAAGGATGGAATAATCCTGAAATGCTTTTATTAGAACAAAAGGTAATTAATCCTTTTGTAAGCAATGTAGAACGTATTGTTCTTGAAGCAGAATTAACAGCAGACCAAATTAAACAGGTATTTGCAAATGTAGAACAAAGTGCAACTGATGCAGGATCAAACAGAACAGCAATAGGTAAAGGCACAGATGCTGTTAAAAATACAGCCGTTGCAATTAATCAACAAATTGATAAACTTGGTGCTGCGATTCAAAAAGCAGGTCCTGTACAAAACATAGACGCTAAGTTTAAAGAATTAAAAGCAAAGATAGGCGACAAAGATTCTAAAGTAGTAGGTGCTGTAAAAGCAGTAAGCGACTGGGCAAAAGAAAATCCAGGCAAGGCAAGTGTTGCTGTTGCTATTCTTACTTCGGCCGCTGCACTAGCAGCCGGACCATTAGGCGGTTTAGTAGGCGGTTTCCTTGCTCGAGCAACTAAAGACGTATTACAAGGCAAAGAACTTTCTACAGCAGTTGGTAAGTCAATTAAAACTGGTGCTATTGGTGCTCTTGCTGGTGGCGCAATTGAAATGATTGGTGACCTAGTAGATCCAGAAATTGCACAGCAACTTATAGCAAGTGACGGACAATCAATTGATGTAAGCGGGCTAGAAGGAATGGCAGTTACAAAAATTGCAAATCTTCCTGTAGATGCAGCAGAGGATATGCTTAAGGCACAAAACGCATTAGAAACAGCACTTAAAAATGTAACTGGTGCTGAACAAGAAATATTCCAAGCAGAATTTGAAGAACTCAGTAATAAAATTAACGAATTAGGTGGCAGAGAAGCACTTGCTGATCACGCAGGCCTAGAAGGTCAAGACTTATCAACAAGTACAACAACTTCGACAGATGTAAGTGTTGATAAAACAGAATTACCAGGCGATGATGGTCAATACGGCGATCAAGATGCAGGCAGCGACGGTGGCGCTGTAGACA